CTATAAAGGGATTGCTTTGTTGATGCAAACACCATCTAGAAAATTGTTGAAGTGTACTAAATGTGGAAAATGGAATTGGTGCAAAAAAATATCCAAAAGATAAATTACAATTTATAGAGCAGATAATATCTGCTTTTTATTTTGTTGTATATTTTTTAGGGAGTAAGTATAGATCCCCCTACCCATTAAAAAAATAGTGTTGGGGTATGCTATACTGAAATCGGTCGTTTTAATGATAGATTAACCCTTGTAAATCAAGACATAAAAAAGATAGTATTTAATAGATATAAAATATTAGATAATAAAAAAATAAACAGTAAAATTATACTGTTTTTTTGCACTAGGAAAACGCACGAAATCTTGTTATATTTTCAAATAATAATATGATGAATTTATAATATAAAATGATAAAAAAATATCATTAAAATCAAGCATAATTTAATAGGCAAAAAGTCGCGAAAACCCTTGTAAAATAAAGGTTTATTTATCATTAAACTATTGACAAAATGCACTATTTTTGGTATACTATTTATAGAGATAAGAAAAGGAAAACAAACAAAAAAAGAGATTATTTATCAGGTCGCTAAACTCTCAAAATAATCTCAAACAATATAGTGAAAACTATGTTTTTATAGTAGACACTAGAAAAGGATGAGCCCTTTTCTATATCTCATTATAATTGATTTAATTATAAAAGTCAAGTTATAAAATTAACTTGTCAATGTAATGAGAAAGGAATGATGAAATATGTTAAATCAAGTTGTAATAGTTGGTCGAATAACTAAAGACCTAGAAAAACAAGTAGAAAAGGACACTGATAATAAAATTGTTTATATGACATTAGCAGTTCCAAGAAGTTTCAAAAATGAAAATGGAGAGTATGAAACTGATTTTATAGGTGTAAGACTTTACAAAGGTGTTGCAGAAAATGCATTTGAATATTGTAATAAAGGCGACTTAGTGGGAGTAAAAGGAAGAATTCAAAATGACAATGGTAAATTGACAATAATAGCTGAGAAAATTACTTTCCTATCTAGTAAAAGGACTGACGACGAGTAATTTCTACTCGTCTCTTTTTTATAGGTGATAATATGAAAAAATATATTATAGAAAAGTTAATCGAAAAACTAGATGAATTAAGAAATGAAAACAAAACTTTTTATGGATGTGATTTATCATACGAATTATGGGAAAGTGAAAATATCGATGGTACTATCACATACAATTCATACCAAGCGAAAGAATTTATAAAAAATTATTTTGATGATATTGGCGAGGTATGGGATGAGTTGAATTTTCAATTTGACCAAGATTATTTGAGCAAATTTAATATGTTTGATAATCCAGAGAAATTTATGCTATTAATTGTTTTAGAAGTTAGTAATTATTTATTAGGTAAATGTCAATTAGTAGAAAAATATTGGAATGATAAAACAACCATGACTAATTATAAAATAGATAAACTTATAGACCAATTAAAAGAATTTAACGATGGCGGCGAAATATACGCCTAAATCGTTAATTGAAAAAGTAATAATCTTTTTCACTCTTAAAACTTTTTAGATACAAAACTTTTTGAACTAAAAAACTTTTTAAGATACAAAACTTTTTAGAATTGAGGGAGAATGAATATGAATAATAGAGGTTTAATAGTAAAAGCATATAAAAGTTTAAAAAAAAGAAATTATGTTAATATAACAAAATTATTTTGTTTAGATTGTGTTGACCATTCTTTAAAATGGTTAAACAAAAAATGTTCTATGAATAAAAAAATGGAAATGTCTGTGGTAGTATACGAATATTATTTAGAGACCGAAATTCAAATATCAAAAATTAGTGATATAATTTGTGAACATTGGGACGAATATTTGAATGATGATGATTTTGATATACATGATTATACTGAAGTATTTTAATGAGGTGGAAGAATGTTTGAATTAACTATATTAAAAAAAGGAAAATATAGAAATGAAGTTATGATTTATGAATATTCTAATATTCATAATCTTATAGAAGAATTAGAAAATTGGTTAAAAGAAAAGAAGATAAAAGAAGAAGATATTTATAATATAAAGAGGTGTTATTAATGTTAATTGATTTAAATAATTTAAAAAAAATATATAATGAATTGAATGAAGAAAAAAAAGAAATTCAAGATATAACTTGTTTTGAAGATTTTAGAGGTTATATTGTAGGATTAATATTATCAAATCTACAATATGATTTTGATATTAATGTAGATTATAATGATTTATTCATTGAGGAAGATTAAGAGGGGTAAAAATATGGATAATGAAAGATTATTATGGAATTATGAATGTACTTTTAAAGAATATTTAAATGAATGTTTAAATGATTTAGAAACTGAAGAAATGAGTATTCAAGATTTATTAGATATGGGATTTAATAATAGTCATTTATTGATAGATAACTATTGTTATGAATTAGGATATAAAGATTTAGAGGGAAACTATAACTCCCCTATTAAGTTAACAAAAAAGATATTAAATATGAAAATTAAATTATCTTATACTGATTATGATTACGACCTATATACTATCGTATATGTAGAATTAGTTAATGAAAAAGATAAAAAAGGTTTTTTAGAAAGGATGAAAAAAAATGAAAGTAAATAATATAGAAATAATAGGAAACTTAGTTGCTTATGATGGATGTCATAAAATATATATATTAAAAAATGATGATGATATTGTGGAAGCACTAAAATATGGATATAAATTATATGAATTAGAAAAATTAGAAGATATATATAATAATAGTTGTAGTTTAAGATTTATACAAAGTTGGGATTTAAAAGAAACTTATGTTAGACAATTTAAAGATGCAACTTTTGGGAGGTAGTAATATGGATAAATGCAATATTGAAGATATTAAAAAGGTTTTAGAAGAATATAAAAATAACAAAAAAACTTTAAAAGAATTGCAAGAAGAATTTGATTATTTAGACTATTTAAATATTGAAACTAGCATATATTTTGGTGATGAAATTGAAAGTGGAATATATGAAGAAATAGAAATGGAAATTTGGAGAGAAAATGACTTTTATATAAAAATAGACAATTCATTTAATATTATAGATGGAGATTATGGAGAATAGATTATGAGTAATGAAAAATTATATATAGAATTGGAAGAAATTTGTAATTATGATTATGAAGAAATGCAAAACACATTAAATAGTCTACAAAATATGCTTAATAGTTCTATTGAGTATGAAGAAGAACATACACGAACTTGTAGTGAATGTAAAAACAAAATGACAAGTGGTTATATAACAAGTGATTTTGATTATTATTGTAGTGATAAATGTTTACATAAACATTATACTGAAGAAGAATGGAAAGAATTACATGAAAAATACGAACATGATTTTTACTGGACAAGTTGGGAGGAATAAGAAATATGTTCTATAAAAAAGTTAATAAAAACAATAATAAAGAAATGTTTAATTTTCTAAAATCTCATTTTGAGTATTGGACTATGAATAGTTGGAACAGATTATATAGTATAGCAAACAATGTAAAGGTTCATAAACTAGGACTTGATTATAAAATACTAGAAATACTAGAACTAGATAATTACTATACAATAAATTCTATAATTGAAGAATGGGAAAATGAACATAAAGATTACTCAGTCGGATTTAATGGAAGATGTGCGGGATATTTAGTTTTAGGAAATAAAGATAACAACAATCATGTTTTAGACTATTATATAACATCAAACGATACTTATGAAGATTTTAAAAGTGATATCCAATATGATTTTGGTGGTTTGAAATATTACAAAGAAAATTTAAAAAGACAAGTTGAAATTGTACAAGAGTTTGATAAACTTTGCGATAAATTATTAGATACTTGTAAATATATGTTAAAAAATTGCAAGATAGTGGAAAAAGAAGAATTAGTAATAAAAAAGTTTAAATTATTGGAATGGGTATAAAAAAGATCGAAATTAAAAATTTATGTAGGAGGGATAAATTATGGAATTATGGATATTAAGAATAGATATGTATAATGAATGGGCAGCTGAAAATGGTGCTTGTACATTATTAGGCATATATGATAAAAGATATAAAGCAATTAGAGAACTAGAAAAAAATTTAAATATAGAAAAAGAACAAGGGTTTATTATAGAAGATAATGAAAGCATAACTGAAATAATAAACAACATAAATGACGATGACAAAAGTACAAAGAACTTTGTAGATGTTTACAGTTCTAAATACAACTATAACAGTGGAAATTCTTGCTCTACTTATGTATTAGAAAAAAAGATTTTAAATACTAGTACATTTAAATGAAAAAAAACAATATAAATAAAAAAGATTATAAAGAAGAATTTATTGAATTTATAACTGAAAACAAATTAACTAATGTTTTTATAAAAGAAAATGACTTTTTAAACAAATATAATACAAACCTATTTGTCTACATGAGAGTTTCTACTGAAAAGCAGGAATTCGGTAGACAAATAGTTGAATTGTATGAATATGCAGAAAGAAAAGGAATTAAAATCTTTATTGATAATATATATTGTGATAAATACACAGGAAAAAGATTAAATAGAAATGAATATAACAAATTGAGAAACTTAATTAAATCTAATGACTATTTAGTAATAAGTGAAGTTTCAAGACTAGGAAGAAATTGGGACGAAATAAAAGATGAATGGAAAAGATTACGAGATACAAATATAAATAAATTGATTATAGATTATGATATGTTAAGTGATACATTACCATTTGAAAATGATATAGATATGACTTTAGATCGAAAATTCGTACAAGAACTAATATTTAATGCTATATTATATGTAGCGTGTAAGAAAGTTGAAGAAGTATCAAGAAGTACAATATCAGGATTAAAAACAGCAAAAATGGAAGGTAAGATATTAGGACACCCTAGAACTACAAAAGCTAGTAAGGAAAACTTTGTAAGAACTCTAGAGTTAATGATAAATAACGATATTGGACAAATTAAAGCAACATTAAAATCAGGATTTCCGAAAGATACATTTACTAGAGATATTAAAAAATGTTATGAGAAATACAATTCAAAAGATTATAAATATATATTAACTAATGTAAAAAAGGAAAATATATGGCCATTATAATAATTTTCCTGGCAATATGGAATTCATTATGCGATGTTGCAAAAAAGAACAAATAAAAACAATCAAATCAATGATTGTTTTTTACTTTATATTTTTAACTAATTCTATTATGCAAAATATAAAGAATAATCCTATTAAAACCCACATCAATGTTAATGATGTTGTTTTTGCTATATTCATTATTTCTGACATTTCTTTTCACCCTCTCTGGTATGTTTCACCCTATCTTTTTCTTCACATCTTTTTGCATTATTAAATCTTTTTACATCTCCACTTAAATAACCTGTTACTCTTCTTATTCTTTCAAATCCTATGTCTTTTCCAACTTTCATTATTCACTCTCCTCATAATCAGCTTCTATAATCTTATTACCTTTTAATGCCTCTAATTGAGCATTTATTGTATCTATATCAGTTGTTTTCTTATGTTCTATTACCATTGGTGCTTGAGCTTCTACAAAACCATGTTGCGCCTTTAATGAGAACATAGTTGTAATTGAATCTAATTCTCTTAATTGAGCTGATGTTAATGCTGTTGTAGTAATATAATCATCTATCAATCCCATAACATCTACTTTCTCTGGATCACATAAATAATTATCGTAAGTCTTTCTAGTAATACCTAATAAAGCACAAAACGAACCTTTACTAGGCGGAAACTTACAAATTTTATTTATTTCAGCAATCATATCAATATAAATATTCAATGCTTCTCCAAGTTCATATGATGTATAGGTTTTATTTTGTATACAAGCAATATCTTCCCTACTTCTTTTTGTAATTAAAGGTAAAATCTGTGAAACTGTTAGACCATTATTATTAGATACTTTCTCTTTTATCAACTCAGCTACACTTTCCATTTTTTTATGAATAGACGGTAATAATAAATCTTTAGTCTTTTCTTTTATTTCATTAACTAATTCAATTTGTTTAACTTTATTTTGATCATTGTTTTTAACTCTAGCTTTAGAACTTTCACTCATTATATTACTTCCTTTTTAATCTATCTCTTTTATCTCTTTCTTTACCACTTTGAAAATCAACATATTCCCATAAATCTTTTTCCAGTTGATGATAATACTTATCTTTATCTTCATTAAAATACTCATAATAAAGCCACAAAATATAATCATCAAAAAAATCAAATTCTTTCTTATACTTTCTATTCATCAATGTTAAAAATCTTAAGTCATATCTACTAATGAATCCCATATTTATTCACTTCCTTCAAAAATTTATCTAAATCATATATTTTATTAGTTTTAAGCCTTTTATTATCAATTTTAAGGGCATTTAAACGGCAATAATCAACCGGCAAGGATTTTCTACTATTCTCTTCAAAATATCGCTTAAAATCGTTAATTTCGACAAAATAGCATTCATCCAATGTATCAAAGTTAATTACAAAACCTGCTATAACATTATAAAAAGAACCAGACCATAAAAGATCATCTATTTGATGTTTTCTGATGTTACTTAAAGGTAATGATTTTGCATTAGTATTTTTTAATTCTAAAGTAAGTAATTTTTTACCCTCAAATACAAAACAATCACAAATGTTAGATGGTGTAAATCTAGCTCTAGTTCCATTGTCCCAACTAGAACTTGAATCTTTTAATCTATAATAAAAAATATTTTCAGGAATACTTTTCTTCCAATTTTCTTCAAATCTTTTACCACTTTTTTTCATTTATATTCACCTACTAAAAAGAGAGCTTTTTGCTCCCTTTACAAATTCAGATTTGGTACTCGGTAAGAGAATCGAACTCTTGATATATGTTAGAAAGACATATGGCTTAACCACTTGCCGAACCGAGTATTTGGTTGCTCCCACGAGAGTCGAACTCGCTATTTATAGGGTATGAACCTATCGTGATAGTTCCGTTTCACTCGAGAGCAATATTGAACATAGATTAAACTATGTTCTTTTTGACATCTTTGTAGAAAGGAGGTGATGCCTATGGTTAGTACCTTAATAGGTACTGTACCAAATAATATAGAACATTCTCATTACTCGTTACCCACATATAGCTCTTAAGCACCACTTGGTAACCATACGGTGTAGGGGTGGCTTTCCCTATGAGAAATTTACCAGTTTTACTATATTATTCAGTACACTACTTATTAAGTAGTGTGTTCTAGGAAGGAGGTTTATACAAAACAAAGCACTATTAGAATAATAAAAAATTATAGAAAAGGGTTTTCTTTTTAGAAAACAAGTTAAATTTGTACAAAAAATATAAAACTATCATTTACATTACATTGCTGTTTTGTGCTTTTAGTATCTTCCTTTATTTTTTTTGGTTGTTTGGTAACAAAGGTCATTTGTCTGTATTAAAAGTACAGTGTCTTTTTTAATCCCATATTAAACGACTTAATTGTTTTGCTGTTAGACCTTTTTAATTTTAATATTTAAATAAATATAATTAATACTGTGTTGACAATGCACTAATTATCCGGTAAGGATTTGAACCTTAAACTTTCAGTTTTTCAGACTGATACTCTACCCATTGAGTTAGTGAGGTATGCATTATACCTATTTTTTTGCTGTAATGTGCATTTAAAAAGAATCATTTTTTTACAAGACTATTTTATAATTTGCCTACCAATCGAATTGATTGGGTTGGATTTGAACCAACATACTATTCATTATCAGTGAATTGACTTACCTATCTCTTTTACTTGCAGAAATAGTCTTTTATATTAAATTGTAATTATCTACTTACCTATTTTCTTTTTATAATCAACTAATATTTTTTCTATATAAGTTGACATATCAAAATTATTTTCTAATAACTTTAATATTTGTAAATTATAACCTGATAGATATATATTTCCATATTCATCAAACTCTGGTGCTGTTTTATTTCTATCATTAAAATTCCACCAAATTATTTTTGTATTAGCTCCATGTTCTTTAAATATTTTCATTGTTTCTTTTTTTGATTGATTAGAACCACAATCAAATTCCATATCGCTTAATACAACTAAATATTCTGGGTATGATTCTAACTTTCTTAATATTTCCATTACCTTTTTAAAATCAGTATTAGAACAATCTCCAGTATATAATGATTTATATTGTTCTTTTAATGTAGTTCCTTTAATAGTCATTAATCTAGGTTTTGAACTAAATGAAATAACTTGATTTGGGCAATAAGTAGAATTTACAGATAAAGCATGAGCTACTGCTGTTGCCTTTTCTCCAATGTTAATAGAACCATTATTCCAGTACATAGAACCAGATGTATCTAAGATAGGTATGCAATTTAATTTAACTCCTAAAGTAGCATCCTCTAAAGTTTTCTTAGCAATTACATCAGCATTTTCCTCTACTTCAGATATACTCTTTCTTGTAGTTTTATAAGCATCAACAACATTAGAAGTTGAAGTATTTACTTTTGCTTTATTTTCTTTAACTTTATTTATATATTCTTTAAATCTTTCTTTTAAATCATCTCTAGTTGAAAAAGTATTCAAATATTTATGCATGGCTAAACTAGGAACTTGTTCAAAATCTATCTCACAAACTAAAGGATTTTTATAAATTTTGATCGGTTTTTCATTAAATATTGCACCTAATTTGGTTACTTCTTTAACTTCATCTAATTCAGCATAAGATAATTTATATTCAACTGTTTTATCACTCTTAATTAGTCTTCTATAATCCTTTTCACTTATACCCCAAATTTTACAAAATATCTTTGCTATTTTTTTATATTTTCCAGTTAATCTAGGCATCCATTTTTTTGTTAATTCATTTCCGTTTATTAGTTCATTATGTAATTTGTCTATGCAATCGTTTCTAGCTATATGAAATAAATCATCATATCTACCCGCTAAAACTATATCATCTGATGATACATTTGATAATTTCATAAGTTTTCTACCTAAATCTCTTTTTCCTAAACCAAATCTAGGATCTCGCACAAACATAGAAAATAATTTTTCTTTTTCTGTTGTTCCAATTCTTACTTGGTCAAGATTCTTTTCAAAATAAGAAGTCATAAACATTAAATCAGTTAAATTATCACCAGTTGTTTTATATGCTACATCACCATTTTCAGTTTTTTTCTCATTAAATATTTTTTCTAATAAATTCATAAACATTCCCTTTCTAATTCTTAAATGGTTGTTGGGGTTGGATTCGAACCAACGATGGACAGGTTCAAGGCCTGTTGACTTACCACTTGTCTACCCAACAATATAAGGAGGAAATCAAGAAAGGAGTCAAATTGATTTCCTTGTAATATCTCTATTACGATTGCATTATACCAAATTGTTTACTGTACTTTCACTGTACATTGATGATTTTTTTCAAATTTGGATAATAATATTTCCAAATAGTTTCTGAAGAAGATGGTTTTACATTGTTTATATAATTTTCATCAGCTACTTTTTCAATTGCTTTACTAACACTCATTCCATTTAATATATTTAAATAGATTCTATAACAAACTTGATTATCAGATAGTTTTTCCAAATTTTTTTTACATTTTTCTAATATGATTGTTTTTCTATTTATTCTATCCTCTATTTCTAGTTTGTTTTTTTCTGAACTAGTTAATAAATCCTTTAATATTTCAATTTCCACTGATAAATCATTTATATATTTTATACAATCCATTTTTTATCCTTTACTCTAAATAATTATCATCTTCATCAGTATTGTTTTGTAAATCCGAATATAACTTAAAATCATCATCTTTAACTTTCTTAGTTGATTCCAACAATTTTACTTTTTCACATATTATTTCAGTAATATACCCCTTTGTTCCATCATTCTTGTCATATGTTAAATTTACTAATCTACCTTCAACAGCTATCAACATTCCTTTAAATGAATATTTAGCTAATATTTCCGCAGATTTTCCCCAAACCATTATATTTACAAACTCAGTATCATATTGACCATCTGAATTTTTAAAATCACTCTTTATTGCAATTGAATTTTTTATATAATACTTTCCATTATTCGTTTCTTTTAATTCAACATTATTTGTTAATCTACCAATTCCTATAAATTTATTCATAGTCTACCTCCCCAAACATTAATGTTCCAGGCTCAGTATAATAATTTTTTAAATCAATGCCCTTTGGCTTTTCAGTAATTACAAAATTTTGCAAAATATTTACTCCATTTTGATTAAAATCAACTATTACTTCAGCTAAGTCTAAATATTTATTGCTTATACCTATCATTACTTCATCCTTTAATTCTTTCTTTTTTGATAATAGTGGTATTACTATTCTAACTTTTTTCATTCTAATTCCTTCTTTCCATATTTTTCTATCCAATAACTACAAAATTTACAACAAGAACAATATTCTAAGCATTTCTTATCTGTACCTTCCCTAACTTCTATCTCATAAATATTAGGAAATTCCTTTTCTAAATTATTTAAATGTTCTTTTGCGTCTTCATAACTATCGTGTAATTTTGTTGCTGTCTTATTTTTTATTTTTTTTACAGCATATTTTGTTTTATCTTTCCATCGTTCTTCATCAGTACACAATGGAAGTTTATCATCTTCAACATCTTCATTATTTTTTAATTCAATGAATTTGTTATAAATAAATTTTTTTATATCTTCAAATTCTTTTTCTTTAAATTTAAATTTTTCTACCCATATAGGCAAATTAGGATAACTTGTATCTATTTTAGATTTTGTCTTATTATGGTCTTTTATAAATGCAATTGCTTCAGACTTATCTATATCAAATCCCATATCTTTAACAGCCCAAGCATATATAAGCATTTCTTTTCTCCAATCTTCAAAATCTTTATATATAATTTTCCATGCTGTACAAGTTTTCCAATCTATTATTTTCTTTTCAATTAAATCAATCATATCGGACCTACCACTTAAGTAGTACCCCTTTAATTCATCCCAATATTTTCCCAAATCAACTTTTAATTTTTCTTCTTTAAACTGACCATCAGATTCTTTTGAGTTCTCTATAACACTATGGACAGCAATTCCGAAGATCAGCCAACACATATCGGATACATCTTGTTCAATTTCATTTGTATATCTTCGTTCTAATATAATTTGCCTAGTTGGTTTTAAAATTGTAGTACAAGAATATTGTTTTGGTGTTGGCTTATAATTATTATCAACTAATTCAACTAATTGATTTGGTAAGTTTAACTTATTAGTAATCTTCATAAATAACTCCAATTATTTTAGACTAATTTACTGTTTAATAAATCAATCAATTCCTTAGCTTTTGTTTTGGTTAAGTCTTTTGACGTTTTAACCTTAAATTTTTTATATACATTGAGTTTAGCGACCGAATTTTCAAAATTTTTAAATATTTGTTTTTCACTTTTTTCTATTTTTGCAAATAAAACATGAATTAATTTTATTTGTTCTTCTGTAATCATCTCTTCTTTAGTTTCATTACTATTTAACTTTTGTTGTTTTTGATATTCCATTGTATCTGCATCTTTATTGTCATCGAGCTGAAGAAGGCCTCCGAGCGCATATTTACGTGCATAACTAGAACTACTTCCGGTAATTTGACTCGCATCCATTCCTTTTTTTGTTTCTTCTTCTCTTGCTTCAGCTGTTACTGAAATACTTTCGTTAGAATCTAAATCATAAAGTGTTGCCGTTGCTTTTATATAATATCTTTCACCAACATAAATAATTTCATCAGTACAAAGCAATAAACAATTATGTTTTCTACAAATTGGTTTACTAGCTTCCATAATATCTTCACAACTTCTAAAATTATAATTACCAAATGAATTTCTTTGATTTTTTGGTACTTTTAATTCTAATTGTATAACTGAAAGTTTTTTTAATACACTATTCATTTCACACCACCATTTTTTATTTTTAAAACTTTTGTTAACTGTTTATCTGTTAAATTAATTTTTAAATTACAATGCATTCCTATGATCTTGACTGCAGAATAATCATTAAGTAATTCTTCCAATTTTTCATTTGTAATTCTCATACAATTTCTCCTGTTTTAAAATCTATTTTAAGATTATATCTTTTAATAAATCCTTGTAATAGATTTCTTTTTGTTAAATACATTTTTTTAATTCTTGATTCATAATCTTTTATTCCTATCAATACATCTTCAAATTTAGAAGTTGCCTTAAATCCATAATTAGGTGAATGAGTAATACAATAATCCACTTTACCTTCTCCCCAATCACGATTCCATTTTTCTACTTTACTTCTCCATGTCCTTGATGAAATATTAATATTATAATTTTTATAAAGTTCATCTAAAATATCTTTTTGTTTTTTCCAATTTGATAAATCAACTAATTCTATCATTGAATAAATCCTCCGTAATTTCTTCTAACTTATAATTTGGTGATTTTCCCACATAAGTTAGTAAAACATTTTCTAATAAATGTTTTGGAAATCCACTAGGCATTTTTTCATAAATCTTTTTACAAATCTCATAATAATTTTTTTCAAATGTTAAGTTGTCCATCGAATATAATTTCTCTTTATTCAATTTCTTTTCTAAATACCTATTAGACATCTCTTCTAAATATTCGATTGAACTACACCTACCAAAATGGTTATTATAATTTTCGTAATCCACTTTCTTTCTACAAATTTTGCATACAATTTTTGGAATACTAATCTCTTTCTTTTCATCTATCGTTTTTAAATACTTGACTAAATAAAATACATCAGGATATCTTCCAAAATTTTCTGAATCTTTAAAATATTCATCTAGTTTATTATCTACATCAGCAAAGTCATAAGGTTCTAACACTCTTGTCCATTCATTTAAAACTGGTTTAGTAATTAAAAATGATTGTCTATGTATTTGAATTTTTTCTAAAATATCTCCGACTTGTTTCCTGTCCATTAACTTTCTCTTAACTCTTTTAACACTTCTTGCCCTAAATCAAAATTAGATTTATTTTTTGATTGAACGTCATTCTGTATCTTATCCCAAATAATACCTTTGTAGTTAGATGACATACTGAGTTCAATTACATCAATTACTTTTTCTTCACCAAATTTGTCAATTCTATTTTTAATTTGAGTAAGTAAAGATTTAAAACCTTGTTCTTGATAGTTTTCATTTCTTTGCACCTTGTATTCTAACCAAGCTAATATAGATTCTTTTAAACTATTACTATAATTATTTTCATTTACATATACATTTATATTTTCATTTACATTTTCATTTTCCATATGTTTAACATATGTTTTTTTACTACGATTAACCCTTCTACTTTCAACAAATTTCTTACGTTTGATACACTCATCTTCGAACTTTTTATTATAGTACTTACCATCTTCATCTTTGATAAAAAACTTATATATATATTCGTTATATTTACCACATATACATAGCATATCAAATTCAGATAAATGACCATTTTGATGTTGAAGACATAATAGTGTAATTAACATACCTATATCATTAAAAGTCATAGTCCTAGTATTACTTAAAAAATCACTAGTATAAAATAATACTGCTGGTGATTTATTATCATCTACCATAAGTTCCTCCAATTTATTTTCTTCATATTTAATATCTGCTATATACCAATCATAATCATTCATATTTATAATCCTATTTGTACATCTACTTTTAGCATAGTAGGTATACTTAAAACATTACATAACCTTTCAAATTGAGATGGTTTAATCTTTGTTATACCTAATTCCCATCTATCAATTAACGGTCTAGAATAACCAGTTTTTTTAGATATTTCATTTAGAGTTAATCTTTTTTCTTGTCTTATGTTTCTTAATTGAATACCCAACTCTCTGTAGAAATAGCTATCTATGGTTTTAATCACCTGCATTTAGCATTTCACCTCACCTTCTGAACATCGTGAGTGTTTAATACTACATTTCATACAATTCATATTGACTACATTTTTTTAATTTGTTATAATTAAGACGTGTCGAAAAAAATGATTATGCAAACTAAAGTTATGCATACATTTATGGCACAAAAAAATCAATGAGTACGAAATAGTATTCGTTGGTTCACGTGGGGATTAGGTTACATTTTTTCGACGAACGAACCTAATTCTCTTTTTTTATCCAACATAGAGTAATACACTCTCTTACCCTATGAACTGAATATAACACAATTATTTTTTTTTTACAATTAAAAAAAAGCAAAAATTTTGAATATTTGCCTTTTTGAAAAAAACTTAAAAAAAATAGATAGAAAAATTCTATTTTTTTTGCTATGTACAGTGAAAGTACAGTAACTTTTTTGGTATTATTTCCATAGAAAAATTAGTCTTGACGAAAAATTATGGTTATGCTATAATTTGCCTGGCTAATGAAAGGAGATAAATAATGCCTGTATATGAAGAACGTGATAAGGTAAACGGCCAAAGAAGATATTACATACGTACTTATGTTGAAGATACATTTGGAAATAGAAAACAAATTACTAAACATAATAAAAAATGGATCGGAAAAGAAGGCCAATGGATGGCTCAACAAGAAGAGCTAAAATTAAAACACGAGCTTCATAATGCATATGAAAAAATTATTGTAACTGATTTAGTAGATAAAAAATTAGATGAAGACTGTTCTCATTTAAAACAATCTACTATAATTAGATACAAAGAATTTCTAAAATTATATATAAAACCATACTTTAAAAATAAAATTGCAGACAAACTTACTACAAGAGATATTATCGATTGGCATAGGTGTTTAGAAAAAATATCTATTAATATAGAAAGTAAAAGAAAAATACATAACTTACTAAAGAATGCATTAACTTATGGTGTAAACTATTACGGATTACAAAAAAATGTATGTGAATTGGTAGGAAACTTTAAGAATATAAGAGGAACTGCAAAAAGAGAAATGGAAATTCTAACAATAGATGAATTTAGAAAATTTATTGAATGTGAAGAAAATCAGATATATAAGGATTTCCTTACTCTGTTATTTTATACTGGAATGCGTAGAGGTGAACTTTTAGCTTTATGCTTTAGCGATATAGATTTTAATAGAAGAATCATAAAAATTAATAAATCTATAAATCCAAAAAATGGGAAAGAAGCAACTGTACCTAAAACAAATAAAGCAAACAGAGAAATACCATTATTAAGCGGAGCTTATGAAATACTAAAAAGATTAAAAAAATGTAATAATACAGATTTGATCTTTGGTTTAGATAAAATTGCACCATCTACATTAACAAGAAAATGCAATAATAACTGTATTAAGGCTGGTATAAATAAACATATAAGAGTTCATGACTTAAGACATTCATTTGTTACTTTATGTCTAGAGTGTGGTGTTAAAATAGAAAAAATAAGTGAATATGTAGGACATGAAAATATATCTACAACATATGATGTTTATGGTCATCTTTATTCTACTGCTAAATTGGAATTAGTTAATATGGTTGATTCATATTTAGAAAAACAAGACCAAAAACAAGACCAAAATATTTTAAATCCCTCTTATTCCCTTTAAATATAAGGCTTGACGGAAAAGTAATACCTACTCTCCCCGTCGCTACCAATAGAATTTGATAAGGCCTTGTATTTCAAGGTCTTTTCTATTATTTGAGTGAAAACCCTTATAAAATAAGGGCTAAAATGTTAATATTTATTCTAAAGAAGTTCATTTGTATTTAAAAAAAATAAGACCAAAATAAGACTAAAATTCGTGTTTTAAGACCAAAACAAGACCAAAACAAGACCAAAATAAGACCAAAATAAGACCAAAATAATCTTACAATATTGAGTCGAATATAATATATAAATAAAAACCGTTTACCAAAAACAAGTCCAAAAGTTATGGACTTGTTTATTTTTTTTATTTACATATCTCTGAATATCTCGCTATATGTACTTTTTATTTTGTAAGGTTTTCTATTATATTTTTTAAATAACTTAATTAGTTTATTCTTTTCATTTTCAATCACAATTATTCCTGTTCTAGTAATACTTTTTTGCCATATTTCACTTGAAGCATCTATATTTTCACTTCTTAAACTAGAAATAAAATCTTTAACTACATATACTTTATTATAAATATTACGAGTCCTTAAAGAATACTCATCATAAATACTACCATATTTTTCATAATCATCATTTAGTTCTTCCCATGTTATCTCTTTAATTATGTCAAATTCAGATAAATCATAATTTAAAATTCCAACTATCTTTACTTTATTATTACCAAAATAATAAGATTTTTTATTGTTAATTATTTCTTCATAATTTGTTGGATTATATTCTCCACTACTTGTTTCTATACCATTACTGATTATTAAGTTAGCTAACACATTAGAAATCATTATTTCATTATCATTAATTGGAACTCTTCCAATAATATCTGCTTCAAAATATTCATCAAAATTATTTGTTGTTACTATATCACATTCTGCTGCCCAAAATGAAAATGGTGTTGTTTTACTCTTGTTTTTTATTTTCATAATATCTATTAATGGGACATATCCCATGATATCTGTTGATTCTATATGATAGTTTGTAAAGTGATAAACTGTTTCATATTTAAAATTATTGTTGTCTAAATATGATACAATATCCTTAAATTCTGAATCACTTATTTTTAAATAATTTTCTGTCATTTCATCTTCATTATATTGTTTTGATTTTATTATTTCAACAAATTGCTCCTTATTATCAACTAACATTTGAATTTCTTTTCTTGTAATGTCTATAGTTTGAAAATATTTTTGAAAGAAAAGAAAATATGACAATATTAAAACTAATGTAACAATAATGCTGATACATCCAATAATTATTTTATTCTTTTTTTTCTTTTCTTTTTTTATGTGATTCAAAAGTTCTTGATCTTCCTTTAATAAAGCATCTAATGATATTTTATATATATCACATAGTTTTATTAATGCAAGTATATCTGGATAACATTTTGAATTTTCCCAATTTGATATAGTTTGTCTAGATACATTTAAAATATCAGCTATGTCCTCCTGTGAAATATTTTTTTCTTTTCTCAAATCTTGTAACGTTTTTCCTAAATTCATTTTTTACTTCCACCTTTCTAATCAAATTATATATTATTTATTTATAAATTACTATCAAAAATATTTTACATTGATAAATATCAAATATTTATTACATATTTTATAATAATTTTTTTGTTAATGTTTATTTTGCTAATTTTTATTAGTAATAACCATTTACAAGACTAAAAATATTTTGACCAAAAAAAGTTAGATTGATTTCTAACTTTTTTTGTTAAAAATTCGGACCCACCTATGTGAATATCGTAATTCTTACATTTTTTTGTTTAAAAAATTCGGACCCACCTAAATATAAATATTTCTGACACTATTTTTTTCCACTTTTTCTTCAATAATATTATTAATTATATCTAATTCTTCATTATATTTCAATAAATATATTTCTGGACTCGGCTCTTCAATTTCATCACATTTTTCCAAATACAACTGTTTTTCAGTATTAATAATCTTTTTCATTATTTTATGCTTCTCTTTTATTAAATCTTCAAATTCCATTTTTTTAAATTCTTCTATTGTTCTAGGTGCTACTATCATTTTATCCCTCCTAATTATCTAGATTGATTATATCATATTTAATATTTTATTACATCTAAAATATCATCAAATGTTATTTTTGCATTATCTAATATCAATTCCCTGTATACTTCATCTATTTTTTTTATATTTCCAATTATTTCATTATAATCTAAATTATCGTAATAAGTAATTTTTACTTTATCGCCTTTTTTTAAATCTTTAATTTTTTCATTTAATTCAAATTCCATTTCTTCTGATATACTTTTCTTTGTATTACATTTCTTACAAGCTTGTTCTAATCCTTCCCTAAACCCAGCAATTGCATCAAATGGCATAAATATACTAGCTCTTTTTTTATTCAGCATTATGTCCTCCTAATAATTTATTCCTTTTTATTTGTGTTCCGTTTTCAGTAAAACTAATTCCTCTTAGTATAGAATTTTTTCCATATTTATTTTTTATTTCGTTCATAGCAATCTCTATTCTTAAATCTTTTTCATTTATTTCATGAGTATCAAATATACTCAATTGTTCAATTACTTTATCCTTTAAATTACCAAAAGATATGGATATTCTTCTTATTAAAACTGACTCATTAATTCTAAAATCATATTCATTAAGAATTTTATTTACAATTATAGTAAAACTGCTTGTTTCCTGTTCTAGTTTAAAAGTAAATTTAGTTGGTGGAATTTTATCTTTCGTATAACCAATTAAAACACTTACAGTAGATGCAAATTTATCCTTGCTAACCAAATCTAAAACTAAATTATCTATCATTTCAATTAGTATGTTTCTTGCTTCCACATAATTATAATCTCTGTCTAGGATATGTGAATTAGATATTGAATTAGATTTAGGTTTATATTCTTTTACATCTTTTATTGTACAAGGTTCTATTCCTTTAGAGTGGTCTATTAACAATTCTGCATTAACACCAAACTCTTTATATAATATAGATTCATCACAATTGGCTATATCATACATATCTTTTAAATGTAAATTATAAAGTTTATTTTCTGTAGCTCTTCCTATTTGCCAAAAATCAGTTAATGGTGTATGATGCCATAATTGTTCTTTATACAATTCTTCATCTAAATATCCTATATTATCTTTAGAATGTTTAGCTGTAATATCTAAAGCTATTTTTGCAAGATACATATTTGTTCCTATACCAGCAGCCGCTGTTATTCCAGTTTTTTTATATACAGCATCTATTAACATTTTAGCAAATTCTTTTGGAGTTTTATTATAATAATTTAAATATGGAGTTGCATCAATAAAACATTCATCTATTGAGTATGCAAACCAATCATCTCTGTTTACATAATTTAAGTAAATACTATTAATATAAATAGAATATTGTCTATATAGAATCATTCTAGGTTTTGCTATTATAGGATGAATATATTTAGGTATTTCATACATTCTACATCTATTCTTTATACTCCTTTTCTTCATTTTAGGACTAATAGCTAAACATATAGCACCATCTCCTCTAGTAGAATCAGCAACCACTAAATCTGTTTTAAATGGATCTAATTTTCTTTCAACACACTCTACAGATGCAAAAAAAGTTTTTAAATCTATACATACATATACCTTGTTCATCCTATCACCAAAAAAATTATAACACGAATATCTGTTCGTGTCTAGTGGTAAATAAAAAAGATTACTCAGACTGAGCTAATCTTTTACATTTATAATTTCTGTCTCCTATTTATTTTATTTTTTCATTTATTTGATTTTTAATATCTTTTGTTGTTTCTCTAAATTCAACTATAGTACTATTTTCAAAAATTGATTTAATATTATCATCTACATTGTTTACTCCCTCATTAATCATAAGCTCAAATTCATAAGTTTTACCTTCTTCTAAATATACTAATTTAGGACTATTAACAATTACTTCATTTAAAACATTATCATTTCCTTTTATTTTTATTTGGTAGTCATTATAACCAACATATTCAATTTTTTCTATAAAATAAGTTCTTACAAATGTATAATTATTATCTTTGCAAAAATTATTTTTATATCCCATTTTTACATTACCAATATAAATGTCCTCATTACCGTCGTACGTATGACATTTCAAAAGCGCTAAAGTTCCGTTTTTATCTATTTCAAATTTTTCTCCAGCATAATTAGTAAGTACTTCAGTTTCAAATGTTTTGAATGGTAAAAATTCTATAATATTTTCTATTGCATTTTTATTTTTCTTTATATAACTTTTTAAATCAATTGATTTATCATTAATATTTACTTTTATGTTATTGATGCAATATGTATAAATATTTATATTATCTTTTGTCATTAATAATTGCGGTTTATTATTGCAATCACTAATATTATTGAATGTTATGTCTGTGATACTATCATTTTTTGTACATCCTGTAATAAGGAAAATTAAAAAAATAAAAATTGTTTTCATTTTACTCATAAAAACCTCCTACCATAAGTATTAACTACTTTTAGTATACCAAAAAAAAGAAAGAAATACAATTTAATATTATTTCTTTCCTATAATAAACTAATTTAATTCAATATACTCTGAATATACAAATATACTACCAGTTTCTTCCTCTTTAGACTCTACATCAATTACATAATATAATTTGTCCTTTTCTGCATCATAGTATTTATGTTCTCCAATTATGCTATATTTATAAATTATTGGTTCAAACATGTCTGGTGAATAATATTTTTTCAGTGTATAGAATTTTTCAAGTTCTACTTTGTCTATACTACTTTTTACTTTTTCAACATTATTTTTTTCTAAAATAGATTTTTTTACATCATTTATCTCTTTTTCTTTTTCTACAGATAATGTTTTAGACATTTGACTTCTCTTGCTTGACATTAATTTATCTACATTTATGCCATTTGTATTGTCATAAACCTTTGTAATTTTTGATAAATCAGAATTGAAGAATACAGTATAAGCTAAGTTTGTTTCTACTCCATTAATCTTTAAAATTATATCATATATAGTTTCTGTTCCTTCATCAGTAGAAGGATTGCTTTTCTCTATTATATAGTTATCAATATCAAAAGTAGAATTAATATTTGTTTTAATAATATTTTCTATCTCGCTAATTATATTTTGTTCTGTATGGTTATCTATGTTTTTATTAATTAAGTACTCCCTATTATCATCAATAGAACGTACAACAGATGAACCACCTAATGAATTAACAGTCGCTGAGGTTGAACCAGCTACGTGTAACTCTTTTACATTATTATTAGAATAATTAAAACTATTAGCATAATTAACAGCTTGTTGAATTGTATGACCTGATGCTAAATAAGGCCAAAATCTATTTTGCCAATCTGCTATTGAATTTCTATAAATCACAAGTTTCCAACCAATAGCAGTTCTAGCACCTACATTATTAGCATAGTGTGTTATACTTGAGTTATTAGATGCCGTATTACATCCTTGAAACATAATTAATTTTATTTTACTTGCGTTAAAAACTCCAATTCCAATTGTTCCGTAAGGTGATGAATAATTATAAGTATTTGTATTTGTTATCATAATATTGTATTCAGGCCCTGTTCTACCAGAAGTCGTAAAACTTACATTATTATAAGCTCCATGCCCTGCCAAATATATAACATCGGATTCTAACCACCACCTAGTTGGTGAAACACCCGGTATCTCCATAAAAATATTTGAGTATGTAGGACCAGTTCTAGCAATAGCACTATATCCCATAGAAGACATTTGTCCTTGAACATAAGTAGCAAAAGTTCTAGTATCTTCCCCATTTGGATCGCTCAAGTCTGCACCAACAGAAAAACCATAACCACTAGCTGCAAATATTGGAGTTATATATCCTATAGAAAAAACCCCAATAAGGACTGAATATAAAATTTTTTTAAATTTTTTCATAATTTTTTCCTCTCTTTCTTTTTTATAATTATATAATTTTTTTAAGAATTTTAATATTTAAAATATCACCTCTTCTTTCTACAACATTTCATGTGATTTTCTTTAACTTAATTATAAATAAAAATAAAAATAATTTAAATACACATTGTATCAAACATTATAGTAAGCGCTTAAAATAGAAATTAATTCTCTAAAAAATTATTTTTTATTCTTTTATACAAAAAAAATAGATTTTCATACAATCTATTTTTTAGTCTTTCTTTTCAGCTATAAAATTTATGTTGGTTTTTTCAATTATTTTTTCAAAAACATCTACCCCATAATTTACTAAGTTAGCTTCATAATCTTGAATGGTTCTTTCTTTTTTATCAATTAAATCGCCAAACTCTTTTTGAGTAAGTCCAGTCCACTCTCTAATAATTCTTATAAAGTCGCCTTTATTATAATCTTTCAAATTAACTCTCATACATAACTCCTAACTATCTATTTACATTATATTTTAAAAATTATGTAATTTGTTAAAACCCACGACCACATCGTGTGTTATAATAGTTATGTAAGGTAGAAAGGAGTTAAAATTATGTTCTTAAAAAATAATGATTTACAAAAGGAAAAGGATTTTATTAAAAGATGCAAACCACATTCTAAACAAATCGAAGATTATATTGAATCGTTTATTGCACCAGATCTAATTGCATTTTATATAGCAAGTGGTTTTTATTCATCTTCAATATACGAGCAAAAACTTGATACATTAATAACAACAGGTTTAGAATTTTTAAACACTTCTATAAATAACAACGAAATATTAATTGAAAATATAAAAAAAACACTAAAAATTAAATATAACTTATCTATAATAGAAGTAAATCCTTTAATTGTAGAAACATATTATAAATAAAAAAAGGTAGATTAGATAACTTACCTGTACTAGCATAAGTTAAATACTGCTCTCTACCTATGTTTATATTATCAAAAAAAATTAAAAGAAACAACTACCATAATTAAAATTTGCATCAGTTGTTAATTTTATGACACAAAATCAAATAAACAGAAAATTATTTTCTTTGAATCTTTTTTTATGCATTAATTTTAAAATTAAGTACATTTATTATTTATGAATACTATTAATAATATTATAATAAAAAATTAAACAATATAAAATTACAAATCTTACTTATCTTCGAAGAACTTACCTACTTCTACATCTAATACTACTGATATTTTATGTAACATAGGAATTGATATGCTATCACTACAATTTTCTGCTTCTATTCTTCTTAGATAATCAGAAGATGTTCCTATAGCTTCAGCTAAATCCATTAATCTAACATCTTTTTCATTTCTATATTTTTTAATATTTTTACAAATTACACCTTTAATATTCTCGTTAAACTTATATTCTTTCATATACACCACCTATATAAATTATCACATTATTTAAAACAAAAAGAAGTTAACAAAATACTCACACTTATGTTATAATTATGTTGATGAAAGGTTGATTTTATGCAAGTAACCAATAAAATTATAGAATTACAAATTCACTACCACATCAAGCAAACACAACTTCACATACAATTCTATGAAACAAAGTTAAATAGAATTATTAAATTAAAAAATATAGATTTAGAAAATGAACCATTTTATATTAATAAAAAAGCTCATCAAAAATGGGAAAAAGAAATAGAAAATTACGATAAAGAAATTCAAGAAACGCTATCATTAATAGAAGAAGAAAAATTATCACTAGAAGAATTGATGGGAATGTTAAAAGGCTAGTTCAAATACTAGTCTTTTTAGTAACAACCATGTTTATATTTAGGTTTATCATCTACAGTACAATAATATTTTGCTTTAGAACTTATGTACCCTTCACCAAACATATCAGTTTTAATTTTAACAACATTATTACCACAATCTTTTAAAATTTTATATGATAATCCGCCATATTTTTTAGGTTTTATTTTTGCAATTGAATTTTCTGGAGTTAATGTTGTATTTTTATAAATTGTTCTATAATCTGCATCTGGAGAGATATTTAAATATTTAATTATTGGTTTAGGTTCTTCCTTTTTAGTTCCTTTTTTTCTAAAGGCACGAGCTACTCCTGATAATCCTACTCTTGTAATTTCAGTAGCACCTTTTGGATTTTCACCAGTTCCTGCATTATTTTGAGATAAATACCAACATGATTTACCATCCCAATTATCAAAAATTGCAATATGATGTTTCTCCCAAATTACAACATCTCCTGGATACATATTTGTTGTAGGTACTTCATCAAAATATTTTAATAACAAACTTAATTTAGGTTCTTTTAACATATTTCCTACATATCCGCATCCAGATAATATATTTGCTGGTAATTCTAAGCATTTAGTAAAATAATATTGAGCTAAATCCCAACATTGTCCTCCGTATGAACCATCATAATCTAATAATCTTCCATTATATTTATTTTTAAATTCTTTATATGTCATATTATTCACCTTTACTTTCTTTTAATTGAGTTCCAAAATAGAATGCTATAATCATTAAATATATTTGTTCTATATTCATTTTCCCTATAATTGATAAATATGCTACGACTAATGTTAAAATTAAAGTTACTAAACTTTTTACATTAATTAATTTTGCTAATTTTTCTTTCATATTTACACCTTCTTATTCATTAATCTTTCCCATTTGTCGTGAATGTAAGAATTCAAATTCAAATCTTTACAATAATGGTCGTAAACTTCATATGCTCTTTTTATTTGTGTTTCATCTTTTTCTACTCCCTTTTCAATATCAGCAAGGAAGTCCACTAAATAATTTCTGCATTGATTTTCATCTATCTTATCTATTTTCTTATTTAATGGACTTAATTGCTTATTTAACACTTTCTTCATTGTTACCATTACCGCTGTTACAACACCCACAAATTCGACTATAAATAGCAAAATATTGGATATTTGACCTAATGTTATATTTTCCATTTTTAACCTACTTTCTATGATGTTCTCTTCCACATATATACCGCTAAGTATGGTGGCATAGTTGAAACACTATGGTTATGTGATGGTATGCTATGTGTATGTGAAGGAATACTATGTGTATGTGATGGCATACTATGAGTGTGTGAACTTAATGAGTGAGTATGTGAGCTTAGCGAGTGAGTATGTGAACTTAATGTGTGGGTATGACCTTGACCACCACCAGTATAATTAGTATAGTTAGCAGAACCACTAAATCCATCGGCCGCAACACCAGCTACATAGTTTAATGTACTTGTACCAGTTTTTACACCCCAAGTATTATAAGTTTGGTGATTATGAGATGGCATTTGTGCAGCTGATATTGCTGTAGAACCAGAAGTATTATTACTTGGACCGCCAGATGTATTGTTACTAGGTCCGCCTGATGTATTAGTACTAGGTCCGCCTGAAGTTCCACTAGTTGAACCAGATGTTCCACTATACGAACCTGACGTTCCACTATAATTACCAGAATTTACACTAGTAGCACCACCAGTATTACCAGCACTATATGAACTACTAGCTCCCAATAAAAATCTATCTTTTAATTGTTCCCATGTTCCACCAAACAATGTTCCTGGATTTGTAGAATTTATACTTATATAAATGCTTCCTACTGGATAAATAAGATCAGCTAATTTTTTTTGACTTATTGTAAGTGGTGAATCTAATGAAGGCATTCCATCTATTCCCATATGATAATTTCCATTACCATCTTTTAATAAACTAAATCCAACCTTACCATCTGTTATAGATATAGCATTACTTTCACTTAATTCTAAATAATAATTACTAAATCCATCTATTACTTTTAATTGTAAATCGTAAGCAACACCAACAGAAAAACCACCAGATGTACCATTTGCATGTATTAATAAATTATCTAAAATAACCTTATCATTATCATATGTCAATTTTGAAAGTTCTATAGGAATCCAATCACTATAAGTATTGGAATTTTTAGTTTTAGTTCTATATTCACATACTACTATTGAATTGTTTCCGTTTCCAAAATTTCCATTCCAAAAGTTCATTACGGCACTTAAATAAGTTTCTACATCTACTCCATTTTTTCTTTCTGTTTCTATTGATGCAAATGAAGGCTTATAGTATTGTTTGAAATTAGTTACTGTTTTAGTAATTGTTGTTTCTAGTCCTCTGCTATCTATCGCTGTTACTTTTAAACTTGATGATTTACAATTACTTATATTAGTAATTATTTCGGATTCTGAAAAATCTACAATTACTTGTTGAGAACCACATTCTATTCTATATTTTTTAATAAATGCACTATAAGTACCACTAGCTTTATTTGTTTCACTTATTTTAAATGTTGTTGTTGTTTTACCATCTACAATAGTGTCATAATTTCCAGTAAGAGTAAACAAATCGGTAGCATATTCAAAATTGCTAAACTTTGGTTTACAGTTATTTTCTTTTATCGAATAAGTATTACCATTATTTCTAATTCTCGTACTTGAACCATATACAACTTTAACCTGGTAACTTGCACTTGGCTTTTCTGGAATTGTTGCATATAAGTATGGCACAGTTGTTTCCAAACTATTTAAACCTTTATAAGTTTCTGAATTGCAAGAATACTCAACATTAATTTGTGTACCATTTCCAATTATATAAAATTTAAATGTTCTACCTAAAGGATTATAAAATTTTAATGTAACTTCATTACCCAACGAAAAATTAGGTGTTTCTGTACAATAAGGATAATCATAAGTAGTTATAGCAGAAGTTTCAGCATATCCAGCTTCACCACTTGCACTACCTATTTTTTCTACTTGTATATAATATGTTGTATTTGCACTTAAATTATTAAATGTATTAGATGTTTGCCAACTACCATAACTTCCACTACCTTGCTTTATTCTATATTTAGTAGAAGAAGCTGTAACACTACAACCAGATGTTACGGTAATACTCGTTTCAGTTTTACTTGAAAAGTTTATGGATGCAACTGTTGTAGGATGAGTAGTAACTGATAAATTACTACTATCTGTTGTAAGTTGACTATCTTTTCTTCTTATTCTTGTTTTAATATTATAAGTAGTATTAGCACTTAAATTGTATATTGTATAAGTACCACTTGTACCATCTGATACATCAACGCCTGTCCAGTTTGAACCATTATTTGTAGAATACCAAAGATAATCTACAGTATTATCTGAACTCCAATTCATTGTAATACTAGAACTTGTTTTACTTTTTAAACTTTGATAAGAGGTTCCATATCTAGGAATTTTAGTAAGTGTAACTGTTTGTGTTGTCTTATCTACTTTAAAAGCGTTACTAGCAGACCCACCATCCCAATAATTTGTCATATAATAACCTAAAGTTATTGATTTAGAACCATCATCGTTATGTGTTATTTCTTTGCTTGCAGAATATATATGTGTATATGCTCCACCACTAGAACTAGAATTTCCAGCGATTTCTAAATTAAGATTACTATCATCTCTAACTTCTGAACTATCAAAATATGCTATTCTACAACCACCAACATTTATCAAGTTAGTTACTCCAGAATATATATTAGTTCTATGTAAATATACATTTATTGTTACTGTTGATTTATTTGTTAGTGAATATGTCGCATCATCATAAGTTTCTTGCCATGAAACATAACCACTAATTGCTGTATTATAAGTAGATATATTAAATCTACCACCATTACCATATACCGTTGCCATTAAATACCACCGTCCGATTTATAGAATATTAATGTTTCATAACCTTGATAATTTATTGTTTTCATATCGTAAGTTTTAACTAACATTTCATCAAGTTGTCCTTTTTTACTTATAAAACCATCTTTAGTAAATTCTGTTACAATTTCATATAAATTTCCATTAGCAAATCTTCTAACTTGAAATCCTTGTGCTGTCATTAATGTTGCTATTTCTGAACCTGTACAATAGATTTGTAATCCCAATCTTGATAACTTTAAAATTGTATTTACTATTTCTCCACTTGCAGGTTCCCAAGAAACTTTATCACCTTTATTAAGCATTAAATCATATATATAACAATAACCATCATAGATAGATGAAGTTTCAATTTCTAAAACATAACTTGATGTTGTTGAAACAAACGAAAATATTTCTTCCATATAATCGCATTTAGCATCAATAATCTTTTCATATATTACATCGTTACCAATTAACCTAACTATTGTAGTTGTATTTTCATCATTTGAAATTTTATAAGATAATGTGTACTGACTTCCTATAACTAAACCTGATATATTATTTAAACTACTTGTCATTTTTCCTTGACTAATACCTATCTTTGCTGTAGAAACAGTTTTACCAACTAAATCTACGTCATACCCACCTTCATATTTTGAAATATCAGTTTCTTCATAAATCCAAACATCATCCCCAAATAAAAGTTGACTATCTTTTATCAAATTATTTCCGCCAGTAACTTGAAACATATTTTTTACACTGTTAATATCTTGTTCAACCTGAGATATTTTAGATGAATTATTATTAACTTCTTCTATTGTAGATTTTATTTTTCCTTCTTGTTTATTTACTTCAATTTGTGTATTTCTTAATGCTTGTCCTAGAGATATATCTTGCTTAGTTTTTATTTCTTGTTGAGTTAATATGCTACTAGAAATTGTACTTTCGAAAGTTCCATCATATGTAAAAGTATGTTCAAATATGTATGAATCAAAATAATTTTCACTATCTTGATAAACTCTAACTTTGTTACCTATTTTCAAAAATGGTTTTCCATAATAAGAAAGTAATTTATAATCTACATATTTCAATCCTTTTAATCTATTAAATATTTTTTCAATTGCACTTTCCCTTAATTCTGAATTATATAAAATATAATCTTCACTAATCGTTATAGGATACTCTCCATTCTCGTTTATACTTTCATCATCTTGAATGGAAACATTTTCATCATCTATTTGACTATTTTTTAAAATCAATGAATTGACTGGACCAAAAACATTATTACCACCTTCTAATGTAGAATAATCTTTTAATTCAAATATATAATCTGGTTCTTCATTTTCACTTAACCAAGATAAACATAATTCACCAGTTAATTCATCAATAGTTACAAACGAGCAAGAAATTATAGCTATTGTTTGTAATACCACTCTATTAGTTTCGTTATTAGTAAATGGATTTGAAAATATAGGAATTTCATTATTTATAAAATCTATACAATTAGAAAATAAACCTAGTTGACTACACACATCTTTAAATAAATCTAAAACTGTAACATTATCATTAAAATTAAGGTTGCAAATATATTTCTTATCTATATTATTTACTAAAGAACTATAAGCCGTAAATTCACTTTGTTTGTAAGTTATTAAGTCTTTTGGTTTTTCTATATAATACTTTCCTAATTCTACATATTCTACTGAACTATCTTCATATTTAAGACCTGCTTGTACTTGTAAAGTCTTATCAATTAATGATATGTCGTTTGGAAGACCAACTAATTCGCCAGTTAATTTAGAAATATATATACTTCCAATTATTGTTCCATCAATATAACAACCACTATTTATAGAAAACTTTTTTAAATAATTGTTCTCTGTAATAGTATTTTCATACCCCTCTAATTCTATTTTTCCTAATCTATTTTTAAATGCTGACTTTTTACATTCATTTATAAAATTCTCGCTAACCATAATATCACCTACAATTCTATAATTGCCTGTGATATAGGTTCATATATTTCAACTAACTTATTATTAACTTCATAAGGAAACATAGATTGAGCCAACCTATCACCCCTATAACATTGAATAGTTTTCCATTCTTTATCAAATGGATTTAAAAATTCAACTTCAATTGGTGATGGTCTTTTTCTAATCTCAGTATAAAAATCAACTAATTCATCTTCGGTTAATGGTCTTGTTACTAAATCTAATCTAAATTTAGTATTAACTACATTTAGTATCATATCTCCATTGGCATTAGTAACATCCCTACCACTATTCTTGGAAACATCATATTCTCCTATAGTACTTTGATTAGATAAATAATGAGATATATCAACTCCGTTAAGTTTTACTTTTGATAACTTTAAAGATGGACCAGATAATTTATATCTATAGCCATTGTCTGTAAATTCTTGTATCATAACTCACCAACTTTCAAATCCCTTTGAAAGAAGTGCTACATTGGAATTATAATAGGACAAACTCCAGTTTGTTTTGTTTTTTGATTTATACCATTAACCGCTGTTTCTAAAATTGTTCCTTGATCCGTAGTTGCATTAATATCTACTTGAATTGGTCTTGAATTAATTGCTCTTGCAACATAATTTCCAATATTTCTAGAAATCTCACCATTAACATTTGCATTAATATTGCTATTTAAAGAACCATTAATTTGTCCATAATCGATGTATTTATTTACATCTAAAGATAAATCGCTAGGTAAAGAATTATAATCAAAATCCATTGTTTCTATAATCTTAGAACCAAGATTTTTAATATTAGATAATGTTTCCTTTTTTTCTTTATCAAAACCTATATTAAATCCATCTAAGAAATACATACCCATTTCTTGGGTTGCTTTTGAAGGAGAATGTTCTTTTAGTGAAGATTTAAATTTAGCTAATAAATTAGCACCAAAATTTGCAATTGATGAAAATACAGAACTTTGTTTATTTTGATTTTTAATACCCAAATTAACTCCATCTATTAAATATTCTCCAGCCGTCTTAGCATCCATCTTTTTATCTTTTATTTTTTGAATAGTACCATTAACTAATTTTTCCATTGTACTAACAGAAATAGGTTTTCCAGATTCAATGCCATCAACATATAATTGCATCATTTCGTTTGCTGTCTCTTTAAATTCATATTTTTTATTTTTAAAAACACTTAATTGTTCATTAACACCTTCAAGAGTTTTGTTTTTTGCTAATTGATTTTGTAATTCCAATTCTTTTTGAACTAAATCTCTCTCTTCTTCTAGTTGTTTAATTTTTGCTTCTGTTTTAATCTTTTCTGTATTTAAATAATCTTCATCATAGTTGTATTTATTTTTCTTTAAATCTTCTAAATATTTCTTTTGAGATTCAATACTATAAGAATAATTTTTTATTGTTTCATCCTTTGTTTTTCCTTGATAATTAACTGTATCATTATATATTCTTGAAACCACATCATAATTTTTTTCAGATAATCCTACAAGAGCATTTTCATAATCTCCAATTATTTTTTGATTATTTGCCCATTGTAATCCAGCTTCTTCTTCACTTTCAGTTGCCAAGATTATAGCATCTCTCATCCTGATAGCGGCATCTCTAGTACTAGTCATTTCACTTGTCATTAATGATACATTTTTTAAGGAAAGACTTCCTGTATCTATAAAATTTTGTAATTCTTTATCTGTTAATTTAAATTGTTCTTGTAAATCTTCAAATACTGGAGTTGCCTCTTTATATGCATCTTTTGTATTTTTAATAGCATCAGCATATGCTTGTTCTAATTTAACTCTTTCATCCATAGCTAAATTATATTTTTCAGTATTTGCTTGTACTAAATACTCTGCTCTTTTGGCTTCAATAACATCATAAATAGATTGTTCTAATTCATCATATTTTTGAATTTGCCCATCTACTATGCTTATTTCAATTCCAAGAGCATTTGCTAACTCATTAACTATAAAATTAGCTCTTGATTCATAACCAGTTTTAATTTTTCCATTAGCATCAGTTATTAATTGTAACTCAGCATATAAATCCTTATAATATTCTAACTCTCCTAAATTTTGATTTAAGAATGTTTGTCTTGCGGCATCTGCCTCTACCATTGATTCTTCATATTGAATTAGAACATCATTGACATCACTAATTCTATTTTTTAAGGAATCTTCATCTTCCATTAAAGCTCTAGTAGCAACTGAACATGCACTCATTAAACCTATAATTGCACCAAATACAGTTCCTGTTGTTCCTAACAAAGGAGTTAATGTTGCCATTGAAGCTCCTACTGTTGCAATAGTTCCTATAATTCCTTCACCAACACTTATAAAATTAAATCCTTCATTCTTTAATGTAGTTACTGAATCAGATATTGCCATCAAACCACCAACAACAACACCTATATTAGATAAAGAACCTAATAATTTGTTAATTGATGTTGAAACTAATCCTACCTTAATTCCAATACTTTCTACTAATGTTATTATTGGGTTTAATATGCTAACAACTACTTTAAAACCAATAAATGTTTCAAGTAATTTAGTTAATAAATTAATTGCAAAATCACTTTTTCCAATAGACTCTAGTAAATTTGCAATTCCACTAAATGCACTGGAAATATATTTTCCAAAACTTCCATTATCAAAATCATTTTTTAAAATATTAAATACTTTAGAAATTATTTCTTTACCATATTTAACTATCTTCTTCATAGAATTTATTATTTTACCCATAGTTGTATTAGATTTAGTTAATTTAAATTTAACTTCTCCAGTTTCTTCATCTATAGTTTTTGTAAATCCTAACCACTCCATAATTCTATCTCTTATCTCAGTAGCTTTCATTCTTACTTTATCCATTCCATTGTCATATCCCTTAATTGCATCTAACAACCTTTGGTCTATTCCACCAGTAACTTCGCTAGGATTTAATTTAGAATTATTTTCGTTTATATTATTTATTTGGTCAAAACCTAATGTTTGTCTTTTTAATTCTTTTAAACTATCTGTTGCTCCATCTATACTATCTGATAGTCCACTATAAGCATCATCAGTACTTGCGATTCCAGTATTGTAATCTGATAATTGAATACCAAATATATCAGCAATTGCCTTTGATACTTCTTTAACTACCATTAATAATGCATTAGCATATGGTAAAATCTTTGCAAAAGTTCCCATAAACAAACTTGTTATAGCAACTTTAGATTCTACTAAAAGGTTTTTAAATACCTTCATTTGGTTTGCTGGAGATTCAATTGTATCAGCATAATCTCCCATAGCTACCTTAGCTTGCTCAAGAGCGGCTATATATCTTAATATTTCTTTTTCTCCTTGAGATAAATCACTAACAGACCTATCAATAATACCTAAAGACTCTAATATTGGTTTCATTGTTGATTGAGTAACATCTATACCATAAGATCTTAATGGTTTTGTCTGTCCAGCATAAACACCAGCTCTTAGAGCTTCAGCAACATCACTTTCTGATTTGTTATATAAAGATGCTAAATCATATGTAAATTTAGTCATAGTTTCTGACATTATTTTTGAATAAGCATCTGGAATACTTGCATTTTCTGCCATTGATTGGAACAATGCTTGATACTTTAATGTTTCAGTCATATTAGTACCAAATGCCTCATTTAATGTATATTGAAATCTTGTTGCACTTTGTCCTAAAGTAGAAAATGTTTTAACTCCATTTTTTTCTATATTTTTAAAAACAACATTAAATAAATTTAATTGTTCAGTTCTATCAGTTGATTCATTCATCCAATTCAAGAATGTAGTTGATAATCTTTTAACACCATAATATAATCCAACTAAAGATAATGATTTACCTAAACTACCAAACATTGATGTTGTCTTTTTAGTACTATTACCTAATTTCTTAACATTTGATGTTACTCTCTCTATAGAACCATCTTGTCCTAACTTAAAAATAGTGGAATATAATTTTTTTCCTGTTTTTTCACTAGTTGTTATTGTAGAATTTAAAACTTGACCTTCTTTATTTATTTTTGTTGATACTTTCTCAACAGAATTTCCTAATTTAAATACTTCATCTGTAAGTTTATGTAAATTATTTATAGCTTCTTTTGCTACTGCTTTAATATTTATTTCTAATGATTGATTTTCTTCCATTATTCCACCACCTAACTATCCCTAGTTTTAGTAGTGCTACTTTCTTCTTTGCCCTTTATTGCCTGAACTTGTAATACTCTATTTTTTATTTTTGCTACCAATAATTCTTGTTCATTTAATCTTTCTTCCTCTAAATTATTTGAAGTCGAACTATATGGTTTTTTAGAATATTCCATTTTTTTATTTCCAAAACAATTACATAATGCTACATGTATAGATTCACAAATATACATTCCTTGTAACCATGCATTATGATTAAAAATTTCTTGTTCTTCAAGTTTCTTTTTATAATAAGAAAAACGGTATGCCCAGAATAAGTCAGGGCTATCTTCCCAAAACTCTTTCACTGACATACCGTATGTAATTGCCATAGGCAACAAATCATAAAACCAATCAGTTAAGTTTTTATATTGTTTGCCTTCTTCTTGATTAATTATATCTCTGTTATCTTTAGAACTTCGTTCTCCACTAATTCTGTATCGGCTAGGGCATTCATAAAAGCTGAATATTCTTCTATAGCGAATTTAATTACACTAGCAACCCTATTATTCTTCTCATATGTTTCTAATAATTTAATTGCTAAATTACCATTTACTTCTGGATGATTTGCTATAAATAAACTAGTCCATAATAAGTCATAATATGTTAAAGGTTTATTTTCAAAATCTGCTATTGAAAAGCCATTTGCCTCTAACCATTTTATTGAAGTTCTATTTAATTGTAATTTATAGTTTTTTTCATTGATATTAATTTCTAATAATCTCATCGTTTTTCCCTACTTTCAATTTTTATTAAGTTGTTGCTATCTTTCCAGATACTTCTTCTTTTGTTAAATATGCTGGAGATACACTTGGTACTGTATGTAAAGTACATTCAATTGCACTACCTACAGATACTTCATTAATCCATGTTTGAACTGAACCATTATATTCAACTCCAGTTCCATCTGGTAATTTAATTAAAATATCTTTAGAAGTATTATCACAAACAGCTTGTACTGCCTTTAAATTAGCATCTGTATAGTTGTATGTAAAATCCATATCTCCAGTGTCTGGTCTATCAGCAATATAAACTTTTGTCGGATCACTTGAAGTTGTAATTTCTACAGTTCCACCAGCTTGTCCTGTTTGTGGCATTCCTTTTACAGCAACTAATACCGCTTTTGAATAAGTTTCTTCAGTTGGTGCTTTAACTCTTAATTCAATACCTAAATCTAAATATCCATTCATTTTATTCACCTCTTATTGTAATCCCCTTACATATGAGTGCTACTTTATTTAGGATAAATTACCAAATTATCTAAGCCATATTTAGTATCTAATATTCCTGTTGCTCTAATTAAATTTCTATGAACATTTTCATCTATATTAGCAACATCATATTCTACTTTTAAATGCATGTGATAAGTAGATTCTAAATACTCTAAAATAACATTAGTTACTTCATCACATATAGTTTTTTTTGATAATTTATTTGTTCCATTAATTTGGTCTTGAGCATAAATATTTATTTCAATTCCAAAAGAATAATTTTCTTCACCATAGTTTAAATTATTATAACTTCTTTCTATAGGTAATAATTTAATAGGAACTATTGGAAAAATCTTACTATCTAATGGTACATTTTTAACTATCTTAGGTTTATATATAGATTTACTCTCTACATATTCTTTTAATCTAGGATATATATCGCTATTAAAAATATTTTCAAATAACATTAATATCACTCCTTTAAAGAATTTCTAAACTTTTGATATTGTTCATCGTTTAATGAACAAGTAATCGCATAATTATAATACTCACCCATATATTTTTTTATAATTTGTTCCGCATCATAATACATATGCTTAGCTTTCATACCTTTAGTAGTTATAAACGACTCTGTCTTTTTATTGAAATATACCCATCTACCATATTTATCTTTATATTGAGATTGTAGATTATATTGATAACCTGTAGAATTTGTATGAGTACCAGAACCTATAATTCCTGTTCCATACTCATTAAAGATTACTATCCAATCATTAGTCCAAATTCTAAAACCATTTCCATCACTTATAATTTCTTTATGTAATGTATTGATATGATTTTTCAAATTATTATTTTTATATAATTCAATCAATAATTCATAAGTAGTTTCCATTAAATCCATAGTAGCAATTTTAATATTACTTTTAAGTCTACTTTCTATTTTTTGAAGTTTTTTTTGAAACTCTTGTAGACTTTGTACTGATAGATTTATTTGATTCTTCATCAATTACCTCATCAATAGTTATTTGCTTTTCCTTTTTCATTTTTTTTAATTTAAAACCACTTTTTAAAAATTTATCTTTTGTTTTTTCATCATAAACAATTATGCCATTCGTAAATTGATACATATTCCACCTACTTTCCAGTAAGTTTTTCAAAATATATTATTATTACAGAATTACCATTTCTAGGTGGTAGCAATCTATAATTTGCTTTCTCACCATTAACTATTTCATCAATAGGATTTGCATCATCTAAATAAGCTATATCATATTCTTTAAAAATATTTTTATATGAAATAGGAATTACTGCTTTTTGCATTATATTTGCTTTTTCTCCAAATTCTACTATTTCAGAATAAGAACTTATTGGTTGATAATTAAATTTATATTTTATTGGTTTATCATAAGTAACAACTTCATTTCCTTCTTCATCTAAATCAACACTTACTTTCTTAGAAATGTATAGTTCTTTTTTCCATTTAGAAGGATTTGCATTTATTTCAAACATTATCTAGGAACTCCTGCTTTTGGAATTAATTCATTCATTAAACTAGTAGAGATTAAACCAGTTAGAAAAGTTACAGATAAACCATTTTCACTATATGATTGCACATTAGTTGTACCTATCTTTTTATAAAGTTCTATAGCACATCTAGTTTGCCAATTAATTATTCTATAATTATTAGGTAATTCTTGAATTTCTTGATTATAAGGATAAAGTGTATTTAGAGCCACAACTTTTGCATTATTTAACATATTAACAAACACTTCATCATTGTTATCATCTTCAGTATTTCCTAAAATATCTAATCGCATTATTTTAAGTTGTTCTTCTTGACTCATAAATACACTTCCTATCTATTAACTACCCTGATACTTCTTCAGTAACAGTAACAATTTTTTGTCCAGTTGGAGCAACAAATTCAGTAGATAAATTTGTGATTTTTCCATGATACCATTCTGGTCCGTGGTCTAATCCAATTTGCCCAAATAATTGATATTTAGTTCCAGCACCTTGTTTAGCTAACTCTTCTAAGAAGAAATTTCCTTTTCCTGGTGTTGGTTGTTCTACTGGTCCTACAACTGATGGGTTAATAACTAATGCTGTTCCTTCTGGAATAAATTCACCTAAACCTAATTTTACAGTTGTACCAACTGGTAAAATTAAATCTCTAACTTGAATTCCGTAAGAAGTTGTATATTCTTTTCCTACAGGCATTCCTAATTCAATAGCATTACCATGTAATTGTAATAAGTTTACTGAATTTAATAAGATAATTAAATTATCAATTTCTCCTCCAGCATTACTGATTAATGAAACTACATCGTTTACTAACCATAAGTCTAATTTAGAACCATTTGCATTTTTTGTATTAGTAGTTATAGCTTCTACCATACCTCTTGTTTTATTAACTTCTGTATCACTTGTTGCTTTATTAAATTTTCCTTGAATAAATGTTTTTTCAATACTTCTTTTTAATTTTTCCATTTTTCTGGCAACTTGGAAATCTAATTCATTTTGTGGATTAGCACTTTGTCCTGCTAAATTAACACCACTTAATGTTGCCATATTTGATTGTTTTGCATAACTAATAGCTACAGCATCCATAAATATTTGAGTAACATTTGATAATTGATTTCTTGTTACGAATGATGCTGTTGGAGCTGTTAATGATGCTGTTTCACTAATTTCAGGTATTTCTCCTTCTTCACTTGAGAAATATTGTCCAGTAACGAATTCAACTGAATTAGTATATTTAACATTTCCACTGATCATATTTAAAAATGGAGTTTTTGTATTTGCTTTGTTGTATAATAACCCTGAATAGTTAGGGCAATTAAAAGATTGTACAGTTTCTGTTCCGTTCATTATTTTCACCTCGTATAAAATTTTCTATCCCTTTTTTTACGAGTGCTACTTTATTTAAATTTTAGGTTTGTTTTGTTCTTGAAATATTTGTGTCATTAAACTTGTTTGTTTAATTACATCTTTATCTTTGATTGCTTGTTGTAACTCTTTTTGTAATGATTCTAATTTAGATACATTAGAAGAACTATCTACTCCACCAATTGGTTTAGGAGTATCTTTTAACAACTTTGTTGTTGTTTCTTTTTCAGTGTTAGTTTTAGTTTTATTTAATAAAGATATAAAACTATTTGTTAATTTAATTGATTTGTCCATATCTTCACTAATAATGTTTTGTAAAGTTTCTTTTAATTCAGTATCTTCATCTGTAACTTTAATACCATTATCTAAAAGCAAACTTTTAACAGCTAATTCACTAGCCTTAATATTATTTTGTTTTACTTTTTCTGCTAATTCAGTTTCTTTGGCTTGATTTAATTCTTCTTCTGTCATTTTTGATTTTTTATAATCATTAAATTCAGTTTGTAAAGTAGAATAATTTGATTCACTAGTTTTTAATCTAGTACTTAAATCATTGTACTTATCTTTAGGAATAACTAATGTAGCTAATCCCTTTTTGATAGCTTCTACTCTTTCTTCATTTGTTACATAAGTTTCATCATTTAATACATTTTCAATTACTTCATTCATTCATTAACCTTTCTCACTCTTACGCTTTTATGGTTGCCACGTTCCAACAATTGAGTGTCATACAATTATGCTCTGTATGATGAGCAAATTTTTATATAAACTATATTCATAGTTTTTACCTTAATGGCGTACACTAGAGGACTCGAACCTCTGTGTCGAATAATCGACCTAACAGTTTAGCAAACTGTCCTCATCACCAACTAGAGTAAGTGTACATGGCGATGTGTGTAGGACTCGAACCTACAAGTCAACAACGACCAATGGTTTTCAAGACCACCTGACTACCATTATCACAACACATCATGGTACTCGTGATAGGACTTGAACCTATAAGGAATACTCCAACGGATTTTAAGTCCGTCTTGTTTACCAATTTCAACACACGAGCATTATGGTCTGGTATGAAGGATTTGAACCTCCACTCCCTACATCCCAAATGTAGTGCTTTACCAAATTGAGCTAATACCAGATGGAGAGCCATATCAGAATCGAACTGATACCAATAGATTGGAAGTCTACTATTCTACCTTTAAACTAATGACTCATGGCAAATCGACTAGGACTTGAACCCAGATAAACGGTTTTGGAGACCGACATGTTACCAATTACATCATCGACTTATGGTGCTGGATATCCGACTTGAACAGATAACCTGATGATTACAAAACACCTGCTCTACCAATTAAGCTAATCCAGCATAAGAAGACTATTTATTATCTTCTATTTCTTTATTTTCTTTTTTATCATTATTCTCATTTATTTGTTTACTAGCTTTATCTACAAATAACTTAATCCAATTTTCTACACCACCATAGAAATCCATAGATTTATTAAATGCCTCATTAGTATCACTATATAAACCACTAGTTGTCATTGCAACATCTGGAGCAATACCACTTTGTATTTGATTCATTAAACCTTGAGATTTAACTAAGAAATTATCAGATTTATTTCTAGTAAATTTTTGGTCTATATCTTTTAATGATAATGATTTGATTTCACTATCTGGAGATAATTTACAAATTCTTAGAATTAAATTTATTTCAGGTTTAGCACATCTTTTAAATTCCATTTCATCTTGTCTTGCTCTAGCATCAGCCATAGTCCAACCTTCACCAAGTTCTCTTGCTGTGCCTGTATCTCCACCACTTGCTTTTTCATTATTTTTTGGAATACCAATAATATTTAGGGCCGCATTAAACAATCTATCATGTAATACTTTAGTATTTTTATGGTCAATATTATTTGATAATAATTTTAAATCAGCAGGTCTACTAGGATCAGAAGTTGCTATTTTAACAGCACCTAAATCTAATAAATCTTCATAATCTTCTTTATCAATGTCTTGATTGACAAATACTAAAATACTTTGAATAAATTGTTCTAAACCATCTATTTCATCAGATGTTACTTTATTTAATTGATTTAATAAGTCCATTACAATTTCAATTATTCCTAATCTTGATTTATTTAAATAATATTCAAAAATTGGAATATCACCTAAAATATGGTATTTAACAAATTTAACATCAAAACTTGATGAAAAACTATCTTTATCAAAAGTATAAAAACCATTATTTGTATATATACTACCTACTATAGATGTATCTTTAACATTTTTAGTATAAGTACAAGCAAATAATCTTTTATGTGGTAAATAACTTGAATAAACAATAAATGTCGTTTTACTATCTAGATTTTCTATTTCAAAAGGACTATCTTCATTATCACTAGGCAAAACTAATCTATGTCCAATTCCTGATATATATAAACTTTCAGCAAGTTCAGTATCTTTTGGATATTTATCTTCTGCTAACATATAACTATTTAAAATACCAACTTCATTATTTGCAACTTCTCCCCTTTGAACATATTGTATAGGTTCTCCGAAGACATAACTCTTTTTAAATTCAGTTACAAAGTAAGCATTATTTTCAACTACTGTATTATTGATGGTTGGTCTTATTTCTTTAGTCTTTCCCAATATAGGTTGATATCCTTTATAATATTTTTCCAAATAATCAATTTCTAATGAATTATTTAAATGAACACTAAATACATCTATTAAAATCTTTTTTATTGTATCTTCATTCATTTCTTCTTGTTTGTAGTCTGCATATATAATCTTTCTACCAAACAATCTCATTTCTTGCGGACCAATTCTTACACTAGTCATTGTCTGAGTAGGAATATTTGCATTTACTTTTTCTTCCTTTACTTCTTCCATTCTTTCACCACATTTCTATTTGGAAGTTCCCAAATAAGAAAATAAGGGAACACAACTATAAATAAATTTACGGTTATGCTCCCGCGTAGCACTTCGAGTAACCAATGAAGGGAAAAACTTGATTACTCGTGTATATTTATATAATAAATATAAAAAAAAAGACATCTATGATGTCTAAAAGTCAAATATATATTTGATTAATTCTTATTCTAATCAATAAATTGTAATTTGTAATTAAAATAATATATTAATATTAATCCAACCTTTGTAATTTATTTATTTCAACCATAGAGCCTTAAACTTCCTATCTTTAAATTAGCTACAGTTCATAGTTCCATTACTAATTGCCTTACATTCAAAATCATCCGATGAAACTCCAACATTCACAGTACCATCTCTATTTGTTGCAGCAAAAATATCATCTTTACAAATTATAAAATATTCATCTTCTTTACAATTATCATCACCAAATATTCTTCTTAATATATCAGCATTATCTTCATATTTTGAACCATCACGAGTACCTTCAATACAAAAAACATTTTCATTATTAATCCCACAAGCAAAACCTCTTTTAATCTTTCCATTTTCTAATGTGTGACCTAAAAACATTTTTCTGCTCTCACCATTTGTAGTTTTTAGTTCTTTATAATCATAAGTATAGTCTTTTAAAGTGTTATTTACACCATATTGTTTACTAGACTCTTCACTATAAAAAGAAAAAGCACAGTTTTCACATGAATTAATTGTCATTTTCTCTTTTGTATAACAAGCCGTAAGCGTAAAAAAAGTAACTGTCAATAATAAAAAAGCAAAAATTTTTTTCATATATTTCACCTCCTAATAATTATTTTACTACCAATTCTTTATTTAACATTATCATAATCATTTATGATTTTTAAAAGACTATTTAAATCTTCATCTGATATTTTTGCTTGTTTTTTACCTTTTTGTATTTCTTTACAACTTTCTTTTAAATAATATACTTCATCATCAATTA